CTTACTTGTTTTATAATCAACCAGATAAGCTTTTTCTCCGTTGACTATTAGTAAATCAGCTATACCTCGGTACCAGACGTTCTTATCCCAAAAGCCTAATGGGCTAAACTCGTCACCGTCTTTCGCTACACCAAGCCTAATCTCACAATGCTTCTCGCCTTCTATCCGGTTAAAAGCATCGAGCGTAGGTTGGATGAAACTGTATTCTTTAGGTAGCGGCTTGTTGTCTCTTATATATTTTTCAGCAGCACTATGTACTTTACTGCCATACGCAGTAGCTGCATTACCCCTGTCCTTCACGTCTTTTTTGACGTTTAGGTGGTAGTATTTTTTGGGGCATTGCTTGAAGGTATTAACTTTGCTGTAGGACCAAGCGGCCATAGTTTTTCCTTAGTGCTTCTTTTGGTAGGTGTCTAAGTATTCGATATACAGACTTTCAACAGCATCTCTCCATCCTGCTAGCATAGCTAGTTGTATAGTAGGAGGTTCTTCAAGAAAGCCCGGTGCTAACATTACTATTCCTTGGTGGGTATCTTCATCCCAAGTCAGCGCACCTACTTGTATTGCGTATTCTTCTTTATCCATTACAGTTTCCCCTTCTTTACTAGTGCTAAACGGTTAGCCTCTTGTGCAGCAGCTATGTCTTTTTTATTTTGGCCGGTGTACGCGACAGCCAGCTTTTCTTTGATGAGTAGTTTATTAATGGTCGTCCGTCCAACTTTGATTTCACCCAAGTACCTTCCAAACTTTCCCTTCTCCCTTGTTCGGAGCGCATAAACTCCTCCCAACTTGAGAGTCTTTTGGGCGTAGGCTTTCGCAAGTAGTCCATGTGCTTTCTCCTGTTTATTTCTAGTGCGACATTCCGGAGTATCGATGCCGAAAAGACGGATACGCTGATTACGAACCCAACAATCAAAACCAAGATCAATATCAACATCTACTGTATCTCCATCGACTACTCTAATTATTGTTGCTTTGTATTCGTACACTAGTTAACCCCTCTGTAAAACACATGTTTGTGTATGTTAGTTGTAACCTGCCCCGTGTATGCCCACTCGGGGAATACTTTGGTGCTGTGGTAGTGCGTTGCACCTCCTGTAATATCAGGAATCAACCCACTTAGGTGCACTATGTATAACGCATCGCGCCAAGCTCGTTCATCGTGCGGGTCTTCTGGTTTGCCATCACAGTAAAAGCTGAACTGGCACATGTTTCGTATCGGGTTACCGTTCCAGTAGTAACCCTGCTTTACTACATCACACGCATTGTCTGGGTAGCGTGGGTCTTCGATTCTGTTTCGGACTACGTGAGCGACTGCAATCTGCCCTGCGTCTGGTTCACCTCTAGCTTCAAAATAGATAGCTAGGGCTACGCACATCAACTGGCTCACCATACCTACTCCTCCTCTACAATCTTCTCTCTAAGTATTGCGTCTTCCCAATTTTTACACCACGGGCAGTACCAACCTTTACGGAAAGCTTTCGGGTGTTCATCACCGTCTTGCTTCTCTATATAGCCAAGCACCTCAAGCATCTTCTGGCCGCACTTACACTTCTGTTCCAACTCTTTATACATCTTTATTTAAAACTCGAATAAACGGGTCTGGCATCACCTGCTCCGGCCCTTTGTGTACCTTCGGTACTTTGAACCTGTTACGAACAGGGTTGTCCACCATCGGTCTGCCTATCGGGGTCTTTAACTTAACCCCGTGATTGTAAAGTATTGTCCTGACGCTGTTGGGACTTAGCCCTAACTCAGTAGCTATATCAACACCCTTCATACCTTTGTTTGCCATAGATATAATCTTTGGGTGCAAATCTCTGTGGCCCTTCTTGCTCACTGCTCTTCCTCCTGCGCCTTGTGCCATTCAAGGTGAATTAAGCTGGGCGTGACATCGAGCCGATCAAACATCACGGTAGCGCCACATTTTGCGCATGACACTAAACTCATCCGCTGATAGCCAATCTCGACATGGTGGCCGTACAGTTCGTCGTACAGTTCTTTAAACTCATCACTCATTCGCCTTTCTCCAATGCTTGTTTTAGCTGGCCGATTGCTTCGTTGAGTTCTCCGCATTGGAAGTCGGGCCTTGCTTGATCGTTCTGCATAGCGTGAAGCGCCTCCAAGGCACACTCCCTGCTTATCCTCACCGTGTCAGGCTGTAGCTCGGTATTTGTTGTGTGGTTATCGCAAGTAAAGCGCGGCCATACTTCATGCTCACTATTTACTCTGTTTCCACCACCTCCATAGATAATTTTGGATTTGTCCCAACATTCTCCGGCATCTGTAAATGGCATTTCCCAAAAATGTTTACACGTTTTACAGTATGGCCCACTCATCGCTCTACCCGCGCCTCAACAGCCTCAACAGCCTCCGTCATCCTCTGCTCTTCAGCGTATTCTTTGGCGTACTCAATCATATCTCCTCCAATTTATATTTCTTACCGTCGATTTCGACAACCTTACCGGAACATGAAGGATTCATTACTTCTTGCTCAGTAACTTCTTTGCCATTCAGCCACCACTCACTTTCGGGGCCGTCCGCATATTCAACAGCTGGTCCATCATCTCTATGTAACTGGCCATTCAGAAACCACTCCTTGTCTCCATTTAACCATTCAATAGCAGGACCGTCTTCCCTATGTAGCTGGCCATTCAGATACCACTGCTTGGTTCCATCCGACCATTCAACAGCTGGTCCATCTTCTCTGTGTCTCTCCCCGTTCAGATACCACTGCTTGGTTCCATCCGCCCGCTCAATAGCTGGTCCATCTTCTCTGTGTCTCTCCCCGTTCAGATACCACTGCTTGGTTCCATCCGCCCGCTCAATAGCTGGTCCATCTTCTCTGTGCAAATCGCCATTCAGAAGCCAGTGCTTGGTACCATCATCAAAAACCTTAACGGTGTACTTAATCATATCTCCTCCTAAATGGGTCTGGTAATACTCTCTCTGGCCCCTCGTGAATCTTGGGAACCTTGAATCTATTTCTAACGGGGTTATCCACCATTGGCCTACCCCTTGGGGTCTTTAACTTCACCCCGTTGTTAAAAAGTATTGTTCTTACGCTGTTAGGGCTTAGCCCTAACTCAGTAGCTATATCAACACCCTTCATGCCTTTCTTTGCCATAGATATAATTTTTGGGTACAAATCTTTATGTCCCTTCTTCGCCATCTCCGTCTTGTTCCTCTATAAATTCTTCTACTCTTTCTAAGGCATCAGTAAGCCTTTTAATCAACAATATGACTTCTTCTACGTCTTGTTGTTCCAACTCTATTCGTACTTTCATAAGCTCCTCAATTCAATGCGTGCCCTCTCAAGGTAGGGCACGACTAACCTTAGCGCGGTTTCCTCGGCATACACACATCAGAGAAAGAGAACGCCTGTCAAGATATGGTATTGGCACACCATTCTCGACTAAGGGGAGTAGTTCCAATGTTGTATGCTGCGGGTGTTTTTAGGGAGAAAAATAGTAAAACCCTGCCCACCGCCCGCTGGGGCCATCAACAAGCTCCGTAGGAATCACCATACCCACCCTCGCAGTCGAGAGGCAGGTCTGGTGCCCATTTGGGCCTGATCTTCATAACTTTCTCTACTAGGCGCATACCTTCTTCTACTTCATCCTCTGGGACAATGCACCCGATTGCATCATGTACGGTCATCACGACTTTGTACTTCTGGGCTACGCGGAGCAGTTGTTCACCGATAACAATCCGTGCCAGTGCCTGACACACGTTCTCGATTACCTTACCTCCATATATTCTAGTATCCATAAGCGCCCTACCCTTGCGGGTCTTGTACAATAACTCCGATTTACCCTCTTCGTCAGTCTCTTTTCGCAATTCTGGGTACTTTATATACAGGCCGTTGGGTAGCCGGATACCGCTATTCCCCTCAACCTCAAGTATATCGGGGCGTCCGAAAGAGCCAGTCTGGTCTTTCATAATAGTATTTAGTGCCCTTCCTGCTTCCCGCCATAGCCGTGGTATCTCTGGGTATGTCTCTCTGTATACCTTTATGATGCGGTCACATTCTTCCTGTTCTAGCTCCACCCCAAAGTTTTTAAGCTGGGCCTTAAACTTAAGAGCACCCATGCCATACCCTGCACCTAGTATAGTAGTCTTACCAACGAACCTTTCTTCTTTGTTTATCTGGTCTTCAGGCTTGTCGTAGATAGCAGAGGCCATCATCTTGTATACATCGTCCCCTCTGTCGAACGCTTCAACTAGGTCGTCCTCCTCGGCCAACCACGCCAGTGTCCGTGCTTCTATCTGAGACAGGTCACAGTCCACAAACTTGTACCCAGCAGGGGCGCACATAGCCTTTTTGAGCTGCGATCCACGGGGTAGGTTCTGCATATTGATCTTGTCGTCACCTCCCCAGCGCCCTGTGTGGGCCGCGTAATAACGTAACGGGATAGGTAGTGTACCCCTACCAGCTATGTCAATGAACCTCTGGGTGCGTGTCTCCTCTATAGTAGACCTTACCCCTAGTCTAGCAGCCACAATAGCTTGAACCTCTGGATTCTCGTGTTCTTGGAGTTTTTTAAGACCTTCATCGCTTTTAGCGAATGCGTAAGTCTCCTTGCCTGTTGTGGGGCTTATTTTGAGTGGCGGCTCGATGCCATATTCCCGTAGTAGTTCGGCAAATTGTGGATTACTTGTTAGTTGTTTCTTGTCGTGTTTGACCTTCGCCATTAGGGCTTCTTTCTTACCTACAACATCCTCAAGGTGCGCGTTGAGTACACCTAAGTCTAAGCATAGCTTCGGCTCACTAAACATGCGGATTGTCAGGTCTATCAAGGCCAGTTCAAAGTTCGGGAAGTCTTTCTTAAGCACGTTGAATAACTTAAAGGTAAGTTCTACGTCCTGTACGCAGTAGCCACCGTAGGCTTTAAGTTCTTCTGTTGTGAAGTCCAGCCGCTTCTTTCCAATGGCACTGTGAACCTCGGTGCCTTTTTTACCCAGTTCGTAGTATTCGGACAACGCAGCCAGACTCCCACCAACTTCAATGGAGTGGATAGCTCGTGCCATTGCTAGCGTATCAGCAATCTTTTTAGGTCGGATGTCGAAGTGCCAATTGAGGATCGCCATGTCAAACATAGCGTTGTGTGCAAGAGCAATG